GATTTTAACCAAAAAGCCTTTTTCTTTGCTTCCTGACCACATTTTTGCATTTGCATCAAGGTTTACGTTGCCAGTCCTAGCATTATCGTAATCAGCAGCATTTCCTTGATTGCCAAACTTGGTTCCTAACTCGCTCCACATGGCGTTTAATTGTTTAACTTCATCCCTAAACGCCATCCTTCCAGGAGAGCCGTCAGGTTTGACCCTCTGCCACATTTGTCCTTTGAATTCAAACGTGTCATCGCCTAGAATATACTGCAAGCCTTTAGGAGGTGTATCTGCCTCAGCTTCGTTTATTATTACTTTATCATATGAAATTACTTCTAGAAGTTTCACCATGTATGTAGTTATCCAATTAATTGATAATGTATTTATATACATTTGAGTTGAACTACGTTCAACTGTGTTTTCGTTTGCACTCAACACAATTATAATTTCTTAATTGATAATGAGAAATGCAATACAACGAAGTGGTATTGCTTTTAGTATCATTCAGATTGTGAAGTCATAATTCGCCCGTTGCCGGGCGAAGGTAGCTTTTGAGCTTCATTCGAGTCGCTTCAGCCATCTTGTTAAAAGAGATTCAATTTACATTGTCGGAGGCGGTTGACCTGTATCCCCCTACTCTAGCTTCGTCATATCAACGGAAGGCAGTTATTCCCTAACAAGCGAAAACACTTACCCTTGGGTTGCTTTTTCTCAGAGCCCATTCCTTTAAAGCCTATCGTATACTTCTTCACGCGAGCATTCCACGCCACCGGCCACGAGCATTACCTCGGCTGGATCTTGGAGTTTAATTAGAGCTCGTTATATAGCCTATTTGTGTTCTAGTAGTGCCTGGCGTAGTTTGTTTGATCCACCAACTCTTACATTGATGATTCCGTTGTAGTATTCGTCTGTTTCCAATACTCGCCTGTCAAACTGTTCTCGTGCTTCAATGTAACTCATTTCTGCTCTGCTTTGGCAGAAGTAAAGTATTTCACGAGTAAAGTTTTTTTCGCCTAGTGTTTTTACATCTTCGTTCAGTCTATCTGAACTTCCCCAGTATTCACGCCAATCGCTTTCTTTGTAGCCTCGACGTTTGTTCTTTTTGCCTTTTAAAGGTGGCTTGGTTGTTTTAAACTTTGCTAATTTTTTGCCTACATACTTTTGTTGTGTTTTTAAGTTGGTAATAAGGTATACAAAGCCTTCATATTTATCGTCAATCTTGTCAACTTTTTCACCATTATATGTCCAACTCATACTTTATGTATTATTTCTTTTGGCTGCCTTTACCTCTTTTGATTTCTGTGCCTTTGCTTTGTTGCTTGCCCATTTACCAGATGCTCTAACCTGTTCTAAAACTACCAGGTAATGGTCTTGTATTTCGTCTTGCCTTTGTTTTGCTAGCCTCATAAGATTACGCAATGTGCGTCTTGCGTTCCGTTTTGTTCTATCACTTGGCCCTTGTTCAAACTTTTCGTTTGCTGCAAAATATTCCAAGTATGCCTTTACCAGTTTATCATGTGTGTCATCTGTCATTCAACAATCTCTACATCATTTGCATATGAAGTAAAGCCGTTCTCCTTAATAACTTTGAGAACATGATTAACTCTACCAACTAGTTCGTCTTTGTGTGAGATAAGGAAAACATTTTTGCTACGCTCTCTGCCCATCTTTTTCAACACACTCAATGCATTTTCTACACCAGCGGTGTCCATGCCACTATCAATAAGTTCGTCAATAAACATCAAGTTAATGCCTTGATACAGTGATTCCCAAACATCACGGAATGCAAAACTCATACCTAGTATAAGTCTGTTGCGTTCACCGCGTGACAAGTTATCAAAGTCTAAGTCTTGACCGAGTTGTGTAATCTCAACATTCAAATCATTTTGGAATCTAACCTGATGCGGCAGTCCTAGTCTATCTAAATAGTAGGTTAATCTGTTGTTCAAGTATGCCAAGTTCTGATCGATAATCTTTTTTCGAATAAAACTGTCTTTGTTTGTAAGAAGTTTAAGCAAAAATTCTTGATGATCTTTAATATTTGTTAATTCGTTAACTGGATTCCAGTCGATTTGTTGTATAGCTGTTTCATTTAGATCATCTATTTGTGTTTGATAAGGATCATCTTCTGTTTTTTTATTTTCCAATGCAATTTTCAAGTTTTCTACATTGTTTCTATGCTCGTATGCTTCTTTTGCACTTTCATAAAATGTATTTGGGCGTCCGTTGATATCGCCTATGTCGTTTAGTGCTTGCATAGTTGATTCAAGTTTGCCTGCAACTTCGGTTTGGTATGCAAGTGCATCACTTAATTCTTTTTGTTTGCGAGTTTCAATTTCTGCTTTCTTGTCTGCATGTAATTCTTGCCCACAGGTGTAACAAACAGCATCATCAAGTTCTTTAATATCTTTTTCTGCCTTGTCAACAGTCTTTGTTGCCCGCATCAATGCGCTTTCTAGTGTGGCTTTTTCTTTATTCAAGCTGGTTATACGATTATTAAGCTCAGTCCAGTTTACAAGTTTGTCATGTGCGTCTAATTCGGCATCGATGTCGAGTTTTTCTAATTCTTCAATGCCTTTTTCTAGTTTTTCAACGTCGGTTTTTTGTTTTGCCATCCATGCACGTTGTCTTCCAGCAAGTGTTTCGATACTTTGTTCAATTTTTTTGTTACTAGCCTCGATAGCATTGATTTTTAGTGTTTCTTCTGTGATAGAATCTTTGGTTTTGCGTGTTTGTTCCTTTAACACATCTGCTTTTTCGGTCAGTATTGTGATACCAAGTAGCTGTTCGATGATTGCACGTTGATCATTGGCCCGCATACTCAAGAACGGCTCGGTATAAGTGTTCAATGCAAGTATGTGCTTGAACATGTCATGGCTCATACCAAGTAATTCTTGCACATCTTCTTGTGTTTTACGGCTATCCCCTTGTGATTCGTCAATGTCTTGTTTTTGTTCTTGATCATTTACATAAAACTTGAATATATTAGGAGAGCGGCCACGTTCAATGCGGTATCTGTTGCGTCCTTTCTCAAAGTTTAGTGTTACCAACATGCCTTTGCTGTTGGTTTTGTTGATTAGATTGTTTCTTTTGATATTTGTTAGGGCAGTTCCGTATAATGCGTAGCTTAGTGCATTAATAATTGTAGTTTTACCAGTTCCGTTACGTGATCCAGTGTCATCACCGCCTTGGTCTAGGTTCTCACCAAGCACAAGTGTCAGCTGTTCTTCATTGAAGTCAACTGCTTGGGTAACATTACCCACACTCATAAAGTTTTTTACTGTTAAATCTTTTATTCTAATCATGTAACCCGCTGTAAATGTCTAATAACAGTTTCTTATCAAACTGCTCAGTATCAATTGCTTGAATTTCGTTGCTAACAATTTGATCTACACTTTCAAACTGTGCAATATCCAAGTCTGTATTGATTTCTTCCATAAGTTTTTGAGGTATAAGTGTAATTTCTCTACACCCATACTGCTCTATAAATGTTTCTTTAATGTAACTGGCTTCTTCGTAGCTGATATCAATATCCAATGTAACTCTAAGATACATTTTGCTTTGCAAGAGTGTGTCTTTCTCATCAATCAACTGTGATAGCTTGATTGTTCTATACTTTGGACAGTCTGGCCAGTTGATATACTCTGGCTCAGCATCGTTCAATCTGTCTAGTATCATCATACCACGGTCATCATCCCAAGCATCTGCATAGTTGTGTGGAAAAGCATTACCAATGTAGTGGATCTTACCCTGCTTCTGCCGCTTGTGGAAATGTCCACTGAACACATACTCTTGATTCTTGAAGTGTTCCGACTTTAGTTCACCGTGATCTGGCATCTGCACCATGGCATTCATATAAAAGCTGGGCAGTTCAAAGTGTCCAAACAGATATTTTGCTTCTAGCTTTTCAATCTTCTTCCATTCTTCGCCTACCAGCCACGGAACCAGTGCTACATCTTGCATAACTGTAATATCATCAACTACTGTTATACCAGGAATGTGTCTAGCAAACTCAGTAGAGCTTACATCACGCTTGTCTTTGTAGTATAAGTCGTGGTTACCAGAAAACATGTAGAATTGTTCGAACGATTCGCCTAATTTTTCAAGCAACCGTATGGTTGTATCCATGGTTGTAAGGTTAAGACTGTTTCTATTATGGTGCCAATCGCCGCAAAAAATGCCTGTTTCGCAATTGTTTGCTTTTGCGGTCTCAATATACCAATCAATATATTCCTCACAGTCTTGATTGTGAACACGTGAGTTGCCTTTCATACCTAGATGTATGTCAGTAAATACTGCTGCTTTTATGAACAAGATAATACTCCGTTAGACTTAAATTATACGGTAAACAACAATAAAGATCAACCTTTATCTTTGTCTAAACCTTCTCTCCGCATGGCTGCTTCCCATTCGCCATGGTGTAATCTAGTATGACTTGGATTAAGACCGTTCATTTCTAGAATATCATCTCTTATATTTTGATTGCGTTTTTCTAAGTTAATAACTCTAACAAAACTGTTGGTTACTGCCGCAGTGTAATATGCAAATGGATTATTAGATTTTGATTCGTCAAATTGTAAACCAATTTGTGATAGTTGTAAAATAGCCTGGCCCTTCATTTCGTCGTTGTATGTGTAGCCTCTAACATTTCCTCTTGTGGCATATCTATCAACTAATTTCATCCACATACGTGCCAGTTCATTTGTTGCTTTGCCGTGATCTAAACTAAAATATCCGTTTTCCATGCCGCCTTCCCAGTGACTTTTACCAACGCAAACCAACTGATCGTTTTCATCAAATTTATAATGTTGAAATGGCGGAAAGTTTAATTTTACTTTTGTATCTGCTATAGTTTTAGGATTTTTCTTGCGTCCAGGTTCTTCGGGTATATGATCAAATGTCATTATGCGAAAAATTAGATCAGTTTTTTGTATAGTTCTATAGTCAACTTCAAATTCTACTTGTTTTACTTTTTTATTTACAGCTTTTGCTTCTTCATATGCAACTGTTGATTGTTTTTTTGCTTTGTTTCGCTTTGCTTCTGCAATAGTTCGTATGTTAATTTTATCTATACTGGGCAAAATTATATCAAAAGTAGCATATGCTGGATCAACATAGCTACAAAATGTGCTTTTGCTCTTGTGTATTTCTTTCAACATGTCTTTGTTGTTTAAATAATTTACTTTTCTGGCCATTTATGGTATACCTTTTTTAATATAATAAACTATGTGTTTAATTTTGTCAACTAAATACTGTATAGGAGATTGCAATGCCCGAACCATATGATTATAGAGATAGATATCCCCAGGTAGCAGAAGAAGACTTATC